TTGAGCCTTTAAAAAAGCCTCTCTAATATCAACCCAAAGAGGATATCTTTTATCATCTCCACGACTAAAGGTGTAGACTTTCGCCCTGCCGTTTTTATGGGTAGTCTTTGTTACTTTGTTACCATCTATTACTTGTTCCATATATTACTCCTTAGTTTAAACGCAGTAAGACACATAAGAATATGCCTTACAACTTTTAAACTAGCATACGCAAGGATTTAATGCCCCTCGTATGACATCATCGAATTTTTAAAGAACTACGACCTGCCCCAAATGAAAGATTGTGCCATATTTAATACTAATATAATACATAAAAGAATCTAAAAGTCAAGGACTTTCTTCAATTAATTTAAAACTATTGCATATAAATATATTAATGAGAACATCTATTATATGCTACTGAGAACCATTCGCAATTAAGAATTATTCCTAGATGAGAACCATTCGCATTAAGCGTAGATGGTAATTATTCGCATTTGCGAGTCAGTCGCAAGTAAGAATGCAAATGATAGTCATTCTCATTTGGAAAAACCCCGAAAGGTCGAAGCCCCCCACCCAAATCGTGCGTGTGCCCACACACAGAATCTAACCTCCATGTAAAATTATTATTTTTTGAGTAATTTCCCCGCACAAACTCCCCGAATTCGGGCACAATGAATAAAATACTTACACAAACTAAGAAATTTATGGTATAATATTGCTTATATTTTAAGTTAACTAAGCTACTATACCTAGAACCAAACATATAAAGTTACATTGAACCCATCATCATTGTTGATATAAATTAAATGAATCACTTTGTATATATTCTAGGAATAGCATAAGCAATTTTATGGTATAATATTAGTATATGGCAAATAAAGGAACAATTTCTGCTGACTCCGAAAAGGAAATCAAAGAAATAGAAAAAGAATTAGAAGAAGAACTACGCTATGCAGTAGCATCATCTAAAGGTATAGTACCAGCAGATGCTGTAATTAAGATTGAGCGTAAGAAAGGCCGACCTACTGGTGGACTTAGTGCAGAATCTAAGAAAGCTGGAGGTAAAAAATCTAGAATTAAACGTGGACAAATATATAAACCTACAGATGACGATTATTCTAAGGTAGAAGAAATGGTTTGTATAGGTTTAGACCAGCATACTATAGCCAAGATTATGGGTATTTCTAATGCCACCCTAAATAAATATTATGCACACAATTTATCTGTAGGAAAAGAAAAGCGTACCGCAAGGGTTGCCGGAGTTGCCTATGAAATGGCAGTTTCAGGTGAATCTCCTAGCATGACTACGTTTTGGTTAAAGACTCAGGCCGGATGGTCTCCGAAACACCACGTTGTTGTAGAAGATAGACAGTTTGACATACAATGGGCCAGCGATGAAGCTGACATTGCGGATGCAAATCAAATATTAAGGAACAAGGATAGCAAAGTACACTAGTATTTATGCAAGAGGAGAGGAAATCTATTGTAATTCCCTATACACCTAGGGATTTACAGAAACACTTACATACTAATCTAGATAGATTTAATGTAGTTGTATGTCACAGAAGGTTTGGTAAGACTGTATTTGCAATTAATCAGTTAATTAAAAGTTCTGTAGAAGATATACAAGCTGGTAAAAGAGCACCACGCTATGCATACATAGCACCACTGTTTAAGCAGGCAAAGACAGTAGCATGGGATGAACTTAAAAGACTATGTGCTGTATTTCCTGAAGTAAAGTTTAACGAGGCAGAACTAAGAGCCGACTTTATGGGAGCGAGGATACAGCTATACGGTGCAGACAATTACGACACTCTCAGGGGAATTTATTTAGATGGGGTGGTGCTTGATGAGTACGCTCAGATGAACCCTAAGATGTTCTCTGAGGTTATAAGGCCGGCACTAAGTGATAGAAAGGGGTATGCAATATTTATTGGCACACCTAAAGGCAAGAACGAATTTTATGATATATACCACTCTGCCCCAGAGAAGAAGGGATGGGCTAGATTCTTATACAAGGCGAGTGAAACAGGAATACTAGATAATGAAGAACTGGAACTTGCGAAACAAGATATGGCAGAGACTGAATTTGAACAAGAATACGAGTGTTCTTGGTCTGCTGCACTTAGAGGTGCGTATTATGCTAAAGAGATTGAAACTGCTTATGAAGAAGACAGAGTGGGGAAAGTCCCTTATGACCCGTCTAAACAAGTAGTAACAAGCTGGGACTTAGGGGTAAGTGATGCAACCTCAATTTGGTTCTGCCAGTTTGTAGGTAAAGCAGTACATATTATAGATTATTTTGAAGGTTCAAACGAAGGATTGCCATACTATATAGATGTACTTAAAGCAAAAGGCTACAGGTATGGTGCACACATAGCACCGCACGATATTGTAGTACGAGAATTTTCTACTGGTAAGTCAAGACGAGACCTAGCATTTGACCTAGGCATTGACTTTCAAGTAGCACCAAAGTTAAAGGTTATGGATGGTATAGACACTACCAGAACTTACTTAAATAAATGCTGGTTTGATGAAGAAAAAACCAAGAAAGGTTTAGAAGCATTACTACAATATAGAAGTAGTTATGATGACAAGAAAAAGATTTGGTCACAAAGACCAGTCCACGATTGGACTTCACACGCTAGTGATGCGTTTCGCTACTTATGTGTAACAGATGTAGTGTTTACAGGTAATGATAGTGTCTGGGGAAGGGAACTCCCTAAGACAGATTTAAGTTGGATAGTATAAGGAGAAGGTATGAATCCAAAATGGTTAGAAAATAAAATATTAGAAATATTGCAAGAGGTTCGAGACATCAAACATATTATGAAAGCAGTTAGTATGTCACAACCACCGGCAAAACCGGTAAAAGAACCAGCAAACAAAGGTAAATAATATATGGCAAAAATGACAAAAAGGGAGCTATCTGCTCACCTAGAGCAAGAAATACAATCTGCTTTAGGTTACAAAGACGGAAAGCTCACAGAGCAACGCTCTGATGCACTAGACCGTTACTATGGTAAAAAGTATGGTAACGAGCAAGAAGGTCGCTCACAGATTGTCACAAGAGATGTAGCTGATGTAATCGAATGGATTATGCCAAGCCTGATGAAAATATTTACTTCAGGCGATAAGGTAGTACAATTTGAACCACAAGGCCCAGAAGATGTAGAGATGGCAAAGCAGTCTACTGATTATGTTAATTATGTAATCATGAGACAGAACCCCGGATTTCAAACTATATACCAATGGTTCAAAGATGCACTGCTACAAAAGAACGGTATAGTTAAACACTATTGGGATGACAGTAGTGAGACATTAAGAGAAGAATATAAAAATCTTACTGAAGAAGAGTTTACTGCTCTTTTAATGGATGACAATGTCGAGGTAAAAGAACACACAGCTAATGGCGGTGAAGAGAACATGGATGAAACAGCTCTTGCACCACAGGCTGTAACACACGATGTTGTTGTCAATAGAACATATGAAGATGGACAAGTTCGTATAGAAGTTGTACCACCGGAAGAATTTTTAATAAACAAGTATGCCAAGACAATAGAGGATGCTCGTTTTGTAGGACACAGGGTAAAGAAAACTAAGTCTGAGTTAATACAACAAGGATACCCTAAAAGTAAAATAGAGAATGTATTTAGTAATGACGAAGCTGACCACAAAGCCGAAAGACTTTCTAGATTCTCACACGAACAAGACAATGCACCAGAGGGTGACATTGATGATGGAATTTGGGTTACAGAATGCTACATGCGTGTAGACTTTGATAATGATGGCATTGCTGAACTAAGAAAAGTAACGAAGGTTGGAGATGAACTTTTAGATAATGAGGCTGTGGATAGTGTTCCCTTCTCCTCCCTTACACCTATACCAATGCCTCATAAGTTTTACGGTCTGAGTATATACGACTTAATCTCTGACCTTCAACTCATTAAGACTACACTAATGCGTAACTTGTTAGACAATATGTATCTAACAAATAATGGGCGATATGAAGTAGTCGAAGGACAAGCTAATTTAGATGACCTAATGACTTCTAGACCGGGTGGTATTGTACGAGTGCGTACACCGGGTGCTGTTAACCCACTGGGAACACCACAACTAGATGCTAACTCATTCAACATGCTAGGATACTTAGATAGTATTAGAGAAGAAAGAACAGGAGTTAGTAAACAATCAATGGGTTTATCTGAAGGTGCGTTAAAGTCACATCAAACTGCTACAGGTGTCGGTCAAGTTATGACTGCTGCACAGCAAAAGATTGAATTAATAGCTAGAGTATTTGCTGAAACAGGAATGAAAGACCTAGCAAACTCTGTCTATATGTTAGTACAGAAATACGAAAAGCCTGAGAAATTAGTTAGATTAAATAACAAATGGACTACACTATACCCACACGAGTGGAAAGAAAAAGTAGATTGTGTAGCACAAGTAGGTCTAGGGTTTGGTAACAAAGATATGAACCTGATGCACTTAGGTAGGTTGTCGCAAACAATACAGATGATTGCACAACACCCAGCAGCAGGCATGTTACTTAAACCAAAGCATGTATATAATCTAGTAGCCGAGCAAATAAAAGCTATGGGTATGAAGAATGTAGATGATTTTATACAAGACCCGGGTGAAGCAGATGTACCACAACAACAAGGACCTAGTCCAGAAGAGCAAGCTAAGCAAATGGAAGCACAGCTTAAAGCTGAAGAAATAAAAGTCAAACTACAAAAAATACAGCAAGAGTCTGCACTAAGACAACAAGAAATGCAAATAGATGCTGAAATAGCACAGCAAAATCTTGAACTAAAAGCACAAGAAGCTAAAGTAGAAATGCAAATTAAAGCACAAGAACTTGAAATTAAAAAAGCAGAGCTTGCACTTAAACAACAAGAACTTGTATTAGAGAGAGAACAAGAACGAGCTGTTAAAATAGGAGACTAAATGGGGAACAAGGGAGAAGAATTAGCAAGGGCAGACCAAGCTAAACAGATTTTAGAACATCCTCTTTATATAGAGGCTCTATCTACAGTCAAG